TCAGGAGAGCAGATTACCCCCTGGATCTGATTTCAGGCGTTGGGTGTGGATCACTATTGCACCGTTCGTGACAATAGTGAAGAGTTGCGAAGGCATGCTTACTACAACATTGGCTGTAATGTCTGTCATTTAATTTGCTCCGGACGTAGCAATGCCGGACAAGATGCAACTTGCCCGGCATTGCACTAATGTCAGTTATGATCTGTTAATTATGAGATGAGTCTATGCAAAGAGATCTGTTGAATATTGCGTTCTACATATTTGGTTTTTGCACGTTCCTGGTGTTTTCGAAACTATTCAGACAACGCATCAGACTTAGCGCCTTGGGTCAGCGCGTTAATTGCCTTTTGTGCCTGCTGCAAGGCTTTCTCAAACGCTGTTGATCCGCGTGGGGTATTTGCCATTCAGAGCATTGCATTTCTGAATGGTTCGCTCTCATAGGCGCGAGTAAGAAGTCCGTAGCTTACTGCTGCGCCAGTTGTCGCCGGGTTCGTTGCCGTCCCATACCCGATAATGAACGGGATGGTTTGCTGCCCTGTTGGTGTTGTTACTGCCGCTTTTGCTGCCTGCTGAGTGGACTGAAGGTATTTTTTCAATCCTTTCAGATAAGCAGCGTCCTGCCCCTTAAATGTGATGCCAGTCTGGTTTTGCAGGATGTTAAGCTGCCGAAGGAACTGGTCAGGGGATCCGCCAGATTTCTCCATCGCCTTTCCAATGATGCCATTGCGCATTTGCGCCCTGCCAACACGACCAACTGAGTTATACAGCGTCTTAATTTCCGATTTGTTCTTGCTGAATAGCATGTTGTTGACAACTTCCGGCGTCAGGTCGCCTTTCATGAGAACATTCTTCAGCCTGGTATTCTTTAGCTTCGCCGCTTCGTCAGCGTAGACGGCATTGGCCTGCTGATATTTACGGAGAGTATCGTTGCCAAGATTCTGACCAATGGCACCATTGATATCGTCAGTCATTGCCTTGTAAACGCGCTGAATGGCAGCATCGGAACGGTTTGGTAACACTGGTCGCTCACCCTTCACGTCCATTCTGAACTGGCTGCGCAGATCGCTTAATTGCTTCAAATCCAGATTTACCGGACCATCTGGACCAGCATTGCGAACAAGCTCATCACGATAGGACTGAAGTTTTGAAATAGTCTCGTTATCAGCAACCTTACCAAGCTTCTGCAGGTTAGATACAGCCTGTCAGCCAGCGCGTAATAGAATTGCGCTCGCTTATTGCGGAACACATCGCCAATAGTGCGAACGTTGTCGCCCTGTACTACTTCATCAGCCCATGCTCCGGCCTGATACGGAGCATCTTCATCGAATGGCGATTCGCTGCCCTTGAACATCGTGGCGGTGATTTTCTTGCCGGAGAACGCTTCCGTTGTCTGTCTGCGTAGCCCGGCACCAACGCCATCGCCATCCCACAGGTAGTGGTCAGCACCGTCTTCAATCGCCAGCGAAGTAGCCCAGTCAGCACCCTCGTTGATGTCCATCAGCAGACCTTCAGCAATGCGCTTAACTACCGAACCGTGACGCGATGCATAACCTTTAGCATCTGGCCCTGTATCTGATGGGTCATGCGCAGAGACAACAGCGCCTTTCGCTTTCCATCCGAGTTTCTTGTGCGCATCGGTTGCGGCTTCATGCCATTCACGTTTGATGATTGCCATATCACTTGCGCTTACTGGCTCACCAAGCCAGATGTGACGATACAGTGTCGGATTTCTGCGTTTACACTCTTCCATCTCCAGACGGAGAACTTCAGGAAAGTGCGGGTTGTCGGTGTAGTTCACTGTCAGCAGACAAATATCATCGGGAGGATTTACGACGAATCGCTGATAGGTATCGTCGAGGATGTTTTTCGGGTTAAAGCTCACCCATATTTCGGAAAACGGCTTGCGGATGGTTGGTATCAGGATATCCCATGATTCCTTCGTTACCGCTTCCGCTTCTTCCACCCAGCAGATATCAATGCCTTCGAGCGATTTAATCTTCGTCGGGTTGTTTTTGATGCCGTAGAACATGAATTCAGCATTCGTACCGAGATGACGAATCATTGAACGCTGAATTTCAAACTCAGCCGAATACCCTTCCCGCTCGATGGTATCTTCAAGCAACCGGATTACCGAATCGCTGATACTGTTTTGCAGTTCACGAGCGCAGAGAATACGCACTGGCTGACGACGCGCCGCTTCAACAAGCAGCCTAGCAATTGCCCATGACTTACCGCTACCTCGACCGCCTTTGGCGACTTTGTAGCGATGCGCCTCAATGAACGGTTCAAAGATAGGATTAATCGAGGTCATTTTCCGAATAGAGTGCTCATCGGTGATGTTTCAATCTGAATTGCGCCGCCGTCTTTGCCTGTTAGCTCGTGATCAACCTTGTCGCGCCATTTATCCTTCTGTCGGTTCTTAAGCCAGAAGATGGCAGCTGTTGTATCAGGCGGGTAATACTTCTCAAGCGGAGTTTCGACAATTCTGTTTTCAATAACACGAATATCGATGTCTGGAGCCACGAAGCCCATAGCGCGTTGATAAAGACGGTCACTAACTTCTGCATCAGCGACGGCCTTACCCTTTTTTATGGACTCCGAAAACTTAGGATAATCGAGCTTCCACTTGTTAATAGTTGACTCACTGACTTCGAAGAAATCAGCAAGCTCTGCATCGGTGTAGCCCAGCAAGCACAGTTTGCGTGCCTGTTCGGCATACGCCTCTTGATACTTTGTTGGGCGCGCCATGTTTATGCTCCGGTAGTGAACAGGTCTAACGCTTCCTTCGATTTACGCACCGCTTCGATTGTGCGGGTCGTGATATCTGAATTAGCGCCGCCTGACTGGAAGTGAATTTTGAATAGCTCAAGCTTCAGTTCGTCAGTGCCAATAAATTGAAATGCTTCCTCTGCGGCTGCGTTCTGGTTCATGACCAGTTTGTAAATCTCTAGCTGGAATTTCTGTTCTTCAGTCATGGGAATAATCTCTGCCATTGTTGGCTCCGTTTATCCGTTAAAAGGGATATCAGTTAAGTTATCCCGTGTAGGGTATAAGCCATTATCAAAGCCACTCTGTAGGGAATGGCTTTTGTAATAACTACTGTTCGCTTAGCTTCTGCTTCAGCAAGTAACCTTCGAGCATCCAGATTTTGTTTACAGCATTCTGGCGAGCAATCTTGCGCCCGATTTCTTCATCGAAGTTCTCTGGGCTGGCGCAGGCGCTTTCCCCGGTGACCGTAAAGCCATTCTTCAGCACCAGAACGCAGAATGTCAGCAGCTCCAGCTCGTCAGGCTGGTCTGGGATTTTTACGCTGTATGTTTCGCTTCTCTGCACATGAGCAAAGCGAGCACCATCAGCGGCCGTAAAGTAATGTTCGCTGGCGATTATGCTGGCAATGTGTTCAGGAGTAACGCGAGCCGCCTTACCCTTGGCTGCGATTTCTTTTTCAATTTGCTTGTCGTTCATAATTATGACCCTGTAGAGTGGTTGCTTGATTAGGATGTCTTTCCATCAGTCCGCCACCACAAAGAATCTTTTTTGCCATAAGGCTGGAGGTTCATCTTTCAGTGGCTGCCAGTGTTATTTCCCCACTTTCTGGCTTGGGTTGTTTCGCTGTACTGCCGCAACTGGTGGTGCACAGATTTAGTTAAATCTGTTCTCGCCTGAACTATCTTTTACATACCCGGATTGTGGGGATGTAAATCACGGTTTCATTATCAAGCCCACCCGTAGATGGGATTTGGAATGACTACAGTAACGGACTGCACAATGCGCCTGTATTTCGAGGATGACGTCCAAATACGTTAATCTTCTCGCGAACGCTCTCACTACACATTCGCTCTACAATTCGCCAAACAGCCTTTTCAGGTAAAAATTTCGGCGCTAGTGCTGAAATAGCACGCCACAGACCCCGACTAAGCGAGCACGCTGTGCTACCGAAACTAAAGATGGCGAACGAAATAGACGTGATAAACGCCCAGCAACCAGAGAGAAAAGTTGAGATGCGGTGATAAAGCTTAGTCATGTATTGCTCCTGTTTTTTTTGGTTTTCATCGCCCGATCATTTCAGGCATTGCATCCTGATGTATTCCTGCAGGTAGTTAACCTGCGCGGTTATCTTGTCGATTCCACTTCGGAGACGGTAATAATTGAGTTCAGCATCTGCTGTAAGTCCTGGGCTTTCTCCATCGCCCATGCCGCTGGCTCTGGTCGTTGACCTTGCACAGGTGGCGGCGACTTGCAGGCGCTTACGCCCAGCAGAAACATCAGCACGGAGACTTTCGATAGTCGCGTTAGCATCAGCAAGCTCCTTTGTGTATCTGGCGTCGAGTTCTGCTACATCACGTTGACGCTTCTGCATGTCAGCGATGATGTACGTGGCTTTATCGCGCTGTTCTTTATAGGCGATGGCGTTATCACGGTAATGATTAACAGCCCATGACAGACAGACGATGATGCAGATAACCAGAGCGGAGATAATCGCGGTGACTCTGCTCATACCTCAATCTCTCTGACCGTTCCCCCTGCTTCTTTGAATTTTGCAATCAGGCTGTCAGCCTTATGCTCGAACTGACCATAACCAGCCCCAGGCAGTGAAGCCCAGATATTGCTGCAACGGTCGATTGCCTGACGAATATCACCACGATCAATCATCGGCAAAGCGCCACGCTCCTTAATCTGCTGCAATGCCACAGCGTCCTGGCTTTTCGGAGAGAAGTCTTTCAGTCCAAGCTGCTTGCGGTAGGCATCCCACCAACGGGAAAGAAGCTGGTAACGTCCGGCTGCTGTTGATTTGAGTTTTGGGTTTAGCGTGACAAGTTTGCGAGGGTGATCGGAGTAATCAGTGAATAGCTCTCCGCCAACAATGACGTCATAACCATGATTTCTGGTTTTCTGTCGTCCGTTATCAGTTCCCTCTGACCACGCCAGCATATCGAGGAACGCCTTACGTTGATTATTGATTTCCACCATCTTCTACTCCGGCTTTTTTAGCAGCGAAGCGTTTGATAAGCGAACCAATCGAGTCAGTACCGATGTAGCCGATGAACACGCTCGTTATATAAGCGAGGTTGCTACTTAGTCCGGCGAAGTCGAGAAGGTCACGAATGAACCAGGCGATAATGGCGCACATCGTTGCGTCGATTACTGTTTTTGTAAACGCACCGCCATTATATCTGCCGCGAAGGTACGCCATTGCAAACGCAAGGATTGCCCCGATGCCTTGTTCCTTTGCCGCGAGAATGGCGGCTAACAGGTCATGTTTTTCTGGCATCTTCATGTCTTACCCCCAATAAGGGGATTTGCTCTATTTAATTAGGAATAAGGTCGATTACTGATAGAACAAATCCAGGCTACTGTGTTTAGCAATCAGATTTGTTCGTGACCGATATGCACGGGCAAAACGGCAGGAGGTTGTTAGCGCGACCTCCTGCCACCCGCTTTCACGAAGCCAGCCATTGAGCTGGTTTTCTTTTATGCAAAGCACACCACAACGTAGCCACAGCGGATAAGGTGATTATTTTTGTCTGTCTGGTATTTGGTTTGATGTGCTTTCAGAAAGGCCGTGCTTAAAACGCAAAAAGCCCCGAGCTATTAACTCAGGGCTTTATTTAACGAGTGCATTTATCCATCGTTGGGTCAAATTTACCCAACTTTATTCAAAAAGTCAATATCATGCCGTTAATATGTTGCCATCCGTGGCAATCATGCTGCTAACGTGTGACCGAATTCAAAATGTTGTCTGCGATTGACTCTTCTTTGTGGCATTGCACCACCAGAGCGTCATACAGCGGCTTAACAGTGCGTGACCATGTGGGTTGAGTAAGGTTTGGGATTAGAATCGTTACAGCGCGATATGCTGCGCTTGCTGGCATTCTTGAATAGCCGACACCTTTGCATCTTCCGCACTCTTTCTCAACAACTCTCCCCCACTGCTCTGTTTTTGCTATATCAACCGCACGGCCTGTACCGTGGCAATCTCTGCATCTTGCGCCCGGCGTCGCGGCACTACGGCAATAATCCGCATAAGCGAATGTTGCGAGCACTTGCAGTACCTTTGCCTTAGTATTTCCTTCGAGCTTTGCCACACCACGGTATTTCCCCGATACCTTGTGTGCAAATTGCATCAGATAGTTGATAGCCTTTTGTTTGTCGTTCTGGCTGAGTTCATGCTTACCGCAGAATGCAGCCATTCCGAATCCGGCTTGTGATTGCGCCATCCCCATAGCAGCCATCACATCAGTACCGGAAAGAGAGTCAGAAGCCGTGGCCCGTGGTGAGTCGCTCATCATCGGGCTTTTTGGCGAATGAAATTTAGCTACGCTTTCGAGTCTCATGCGCCTTCTCCCTGTACCTGAATCAATGTGAGGTTTCCGCAGAACACTGCGCCGGTATCTATATACATCTGGTTGGCAAACTTGAGTGGTTTCACTGCTGGCGTATGACCAAAGATGAACGTGTCCGCGCCTTTAATTTCTTTCACGATCCCGTCTTGTGAGTTGCTGATTCGTTCGCGGTTCCAGATTACCTGCTGATGATCAACTGGCTTTCCAAATTCGTATTCGTCACAAGGATAATCGGCGTGGCAGATGACATATTTTTTATCTTTGCTCACCAGTTCGATGATTAACGGAAGTTCATCTGCTTTATGGGCAAGATCTTTAGCCAGAATTTCTTTGTCGTAATCGATATTAAAGAACCAGCCACCGCCATTAAGCATCCAGTGATTGACGTTTCCGCGCTCTGATAAGCCATCAATCATCATTTGCTCATGGTTTCCACGTACAGCTCTGAACCAGGGGAATGTGATTAATTCCAGGCATTCGACGTTCTCTGTACCGCGATCGACCAAATCGCCAACCGAGATAAGCAGGTCTTTTTTGGTGTCGAATCCTATCGTCTCCAGTTTTTTCATCAGGTTCGTGATATGTCTTGCCCAGAATGCGGTTCTGGAAATATTGCAAAAGAAAAAACAATGCGTGGATGGTCTGGTGATTATGTGTGCTGCGATTGCGGATACAACGACTCTAAAGACGCATTTGGAGAGCGTGGTAAAAACGAGTTTGTTAAAATTAATAAAGAACGCGAAGGCAACGAAAAAAGCTAATTTATTTATTCATATATGAAAACAATGTAACCAATATTCGAATTGAAGAACTGAAAGAACACCAAGCCGCCTGATGGCGGTTTCTTTTTGCCTGGAGAATTAAGATGACCGATACCAGCCTGATTCCTGAGAAAGAAGTGATGAACAAGCTCGGTGTTTCATCACGTCAGACAATCTGGAACTATACCAAACGACACGGATTTCCGAAGCCAGTCAGAACCCACCCCAAATCATACCTTCGTGAAGCTGTTGAAGGGTGGATTCTTAACGGTGGCGTTAATCAGAAATGCTCCTGA